TACGGATGTTGCTAATGCAAACGGTAGTGCTTCCTTTGTTGCTAATGATGAGATGCACGTTATTGTAATTGATGAAGATGGTCTTTGGACAGGAACACCTGGGTATGTTTTAGAGAAACATGCTTTCGTAAGTAAAGCTTCGGATGCTAAAAAAATTGATGGTTCTAGTAATTATGTAGTAGATGTTATGCGTAATGAATCTAGGTATGCATGGGTTGGTTTGGTAACACAATTTACTACCAATACAACTGGTTCAGAAAAGGCCGCTGGCAGTCCAAAAGCTGGTGGAGCATTTTTAACTTTTAATAGTGCAACTGCATCTGAATCTGTTCCCGGTGGATCGTTAACACTTGGTGTTGATGATAATGTTCTTGATACCGGAGAATTACAAGCAGGTTATGCTTTGTTTCAAACTCCAGAAGTTGTGGATATTACATTGGTATTAGGAGGACCTGGTGCAACTGCAACTGATACAGTAACGGGTCGTTGGATTGTAGATAATGTTAGTTCAACACGAAAAGATTGTGTTGCTTTCTTATCTCCTCCTTTGAATGATGTTGTAAATAATACTGGTTCAGAAGTTACTGATTTGACAACAACTAATACTGCTCTTGGTTCTTCAAGTTATGCAGTAATGGATAGTGCATGGAAATATCAATATGATCGTTATCGAGATGTATTTTTCTATTGTCCAATGAACGGAGATATAGCCGGACTTTGTGCAAGAACAGATTTTACAAATGATGCATGGTGGTCACCTGCTGGTTTAACAAGAGGAGCAATTAAAAATATTGTGAAACTTTCTTGGGAAGCTACTAAAGCAAATCGTGACACAATGTATCCTCTAAGCATTAATCCGATTATTACTCAAAAGGGAGCTGGTGTGGTTCTTTGGGGTGATAAAACAATGCAGACAGTTCCAAGTGCATTTGACCGAATTAATGTTCGCAGATTGTTTATTGTTCTTGAGAAAGCAATTGCTATAGCAGCTAAATCTATGTTGTTTGAGTTCAATGATGAATTTACACGTTCACAATTCGTGAATATGGTTGAACCTTTCTTGAGAGAAGTACAAGGACGCCGTGGTATTACGGACTTTAAGGTAGTATGTGATACTTCAAATAATACTGGGCAGGTAATTGATACGAATAATTTTATTGGTGATATATACATCAAACCAAATCGTTCAATTAACTACATCCAGTTAAACTTTATTGCCGCAAGAACTGATGTTTCTTTCTCAGAAATCGGTGGTTAATCTTATAAATACTTAAAAACTTAAAGGAGTAATAAAATGGCAGTTAATATTCACGATTTTAAACAGAAGTTTCGGGGTGGTGTTCGGCCGAATTTGTTTCGTGTAAATGTTACACATGGTGTAGGTTTAGGTGAAATTGAATTTCTGGCCAAAGGCGCACAGATTCCTGCTTCTACGATTGGTAATATTGATGTACCTTTCCGTGGCCGTCAATTAAAAGTTCCTGGCGACCGCACATTTGCTGATTGGACTGTAACAGTTCTTAGTGACCCAACATTTGGAACGCGTTCTGCGTTTGAAAGATGGAGTGGTGAAATTACTGCACACGCAGCTAATGTATCTAGGTTGAATTATACAAGTCTTTATGGACAGGCTACAGTAATTCAGTTAGGTCGTAGTGGTGATTCAATTCGTTCTTATCATTTGCATGATATATATCCAACTGAAGTTGGAGCTATTGACCTTGCTATGGATACAAATGATACTGTTGAAGAATATACAGTAACATTTGCTATTAATAACTGGTCATCAAGTGATGCTAGTGGTTTTGATGTTAGTACGACTCAAGATAATGATTGGGAAATTGGAATTAGAGCAAGAACACAAATCGGTCCGTTTAGTGTTGGTGTAAACGAAACGATTGGTGGAAACTTCTAAAGAAGATGAATTAAGGGGGAGAGTTTCTCTCCCCCTTGTTATTATGAATTTTTAAAAGGATAATTTTATGGCATTTGAGTTATTTGGTTTTGAAATAAAATCCAAGAAAGAAAAGAAGGGCAAAACTTTTGTAACACCAGAAAATCTTGATGGAGCAACACAAATTGTTGATGGAGGTGGAATACTTGGGCATTATCTCAACACAGATTCAGATGCTAAAGATGAAAAAGTTTTAGTCCAGAAGTATCGTGAAATGTCTTTTTCTCATGAAGTTGATGGGGCTATAGAAGATATTATTAATGATGCTGTGATTCATGAGGAAGGTGTGCCTGCTGTCGCTCTTGATTTGGAATCTTTAGATTATACAGACAGTATTAAAGATAAGATGCATGCTGAGTTTACTACACTTCTTGATTTGTTAGATTTTAATTTAACAGGTGCAGATTTATTTAAGAAGTGGTACATTGATGCACGACTTTATCATCATATTGTAATTGATATGAAAAGACCAAAAGAAGGAATTAAAGAATTAATTCCAATTGATCCTTTAAATATTGAAAAGATACGAGAAGTAAAAAAATCAAAAACCGGTGGTCAAAATCAAATAGAATTAGTTGATGAAGTAATAGAATATTATCTCTATACACCAGACCAATTTAATGTTGGTAGATTTCAAACTGGGATGCAAACATCTCAGAATGCTGTTCAAGTTGCACCAGATGCTATTTCATATGTTCATTCTGGTTTGATTGACCATGTAAAACAAATTATAATTGGTTATTTGTTTAAAGCAATTAAACCATTTAATCAGTTACGAATGATTGAAGATGCACTTGTTATCTATAGATTAGCAAGAGCTCCAGAACGAAGAATCTTTTATATTGATGTTGGTAATTTACCGAAGTTGAAAGCAGAACAATATCTGCAACAGGTAATGAATCGTTATAAACAGAAAATGATTTATGATGCATCTACTGGTGAAGTGCAAGACCAGAGAAAACATCTTGCCATGTTGGAAGATTTTTGGTTGCCAAGACGAGAAGGTGGTCGTGGTACTGAGATTAGTACACTTCCGGGTGGACAGAATCTTGGTGAAACAGATGACATAGAATATTTTAGAAAAAAACTGTACAAATCTTTGAATGTTCCAATCTCAAGAATTGAGGGAACTGATTCGACACAGTTTAATCTTGGAAGAGCTTCTGAGATTACAAGAGATGAAGTAAAGTTTGGAAAGTTCATTAGTCGTTTACGACACAGATTTTCTGTTATTTTTACAGACCTTCTTAGAGTCCAGTTAATTTTAAGAGGTATTATTAAAGAAGAAGATTGGTGGGAAGTTAAAGATCGTATTCGTTATATTTGGGCAAAAGATTCTCATTTCATGGAGTTGAAAAACTCTGAGATTATGAGAGATCGTTTGGAACTAGTTTCAATGGCTGAGGAGTATGTTGGTAAATATATTTCAGTTGAGTATTTGCGTAAGAATATTTTGCAACAGTCTGATGAACAAATGAAAGATATTGATAAACAGATTGAAGCAGAGAAACCAGAAGAAGATGAAATGGGAGATGACGAAGATGGAGATGAGGACTTCTAAACCTTATAAAACTATGAAATCTATTTTAAAAATAAAAACAAATAGTTTTCTTGAAACATATAAAAAGAATTTATTTTCAGAGGCTATGTGGAAAGTAGAGGTTGAGGGATTTCCTCCATTTTATATGGATGGAAATAGTGCTGGTGAAGTTAAAATGAATCTCAAGAAAAAATTAAAAAAACCTAAAGAGATTATATCTATTGAGCGTGTTCAAAAATCAGATTGGAAAAAGAATGTAATGGATAGAATCGCTGGTAAAGAAATTGATGAAAGTGATAATCAAGTCAAACAATGGATTAAAGAAGAATCTCTTACTGATAATTTGTTAATTGATGCTATTAAAAATGTAATGAAAGAAAGGATCAAAAATGGTTGACATCGCAAGTAATATTTTAAAAGATATTTTTAGTAAAAAACTTACTAAAGCAAAAGATGGTATTGCAAAAAGTTTAAAAACTAAATCTTTAAAAGCTATTGAAGATTATAAAAATAGTTTTAAATTTGAATTGCCAGGTACAGAAGTTAACACAACATCTACATCATCAACACCAGAGGCAGATAAATGAAAACTTTCAAAACTTATTTAACAGATGATTTAGCATCAGTACAAAAGGCTAATAGAAAAAAATTATTAGCGGTTACAAGAGCTAATAAAGAAAAAGAAAAATCTGTAAGAGATGCTGACCAAGAAAAAAAGAAAGCAAAACGAGATGCAGACGTAGACAAACAGCAAGCTGACCGAGAAAAAGAAGCACAAGCTCGAGCTGCAGATGCATTAAAAAAATCATCAAAGAAAGAAAGTATTGTTCAAAAAGTAATGGAGTATATTAAGTCTGATGGTGCAAGAAAAAAATGTGCAGGTGGTGATGGTCGAAGAACAGAGAACCATGATTGTGATAAAGTTCATTCTGGTATGTCACATAATGAATGGGAAGCATCACAAGATACTCCGAAAGATGAAGGTAAAGATGGTGGAACAGGTGATAAAGAAGCTTATAAAAAATTCTTTGATGCAAAATTAAAAAAGTATGGTGTGAGTAGTCCTGCTGAATTAAAGGGTGATGATAAGAAAAAATTCTATGATGAAATAGATGCAGAGTGGGAAGGTGACAATGAAGAAGATTGATGACATGATTAATGATGTTCTTGATGAAATAATGAGTAAGATGGCTCGTATGAAAAGAGCAAGGATGATGAAAACGAAAGGGAAGATGATTGCTCGTAAACGAAAGATTGCTATGAAACGAAAAGCTAGTCCTGAGAAAATAAAAAAACGAGCAGCAAAAAAAGCAAGAGATATAATTACAAAAAAGATTTTAAAAGATAAAAGTAAGTCTGATTTATCTCTAGCAGGTAGAGAAAGATTAGAAAAAAGACTAGCTAAGAAAAAAACAGTTATTGCAAAAATTGCAAAGAAAATTTTACCAAAGATTCGTAAAGCAGAAAATGAACGACTTGCTAAAAGGAAGGGTAACGAATGAAACTAATAACAGAACATACTAACGAGATTGAATATCTTTCTGAAGGTAAAGGTAAAGAACAATACATCAAGGGTATCTTTATGCAGTCTGATATTAAAAATCAGAATGGTCGAGTTTATCCACATGCTGTATTACAAAAAGAAGTAAAAAACTTTAATACAAAATATGTTAATGAGGGAAGAGCTCTTGGAGAACTTGGACATCCGATGGGACCTGTTATTAATTTGGATCGTGTTTCTCATGTAATTAAAGAATTGAAAGAAGATGGTAAGAATTTTGTCGGTA